GAGTAATATTTTAATTATTTATAGGACAGATGAGTAAGTTCAAACAGGGTTTTTATAAACCCCTAAATCCACATAAATATCAGGGTGATTATACCAATATTGTGTATCGTTCATCATGGGAACGAAAGGCGATGTTTAAATTCGATACGGCAGATAATGTTGTATGGTGGAAGTCAGAAGACGACATTATTCCTTATGTGTCCCCTAAAGATTTAGCATACCATCGATATTTTGTAGATTTTACCGTGTGTATGCGATTATCAACCGGTGAATTAAGAACATTTATCATCGAAGTTAAACCATCCGCGCAAACAAAACCACCAAAGAATAAAAAGAAAACAAGGAAATACATTGAAGAGGTTATGACATACGGTGTTAATCAAGCCAAATGGAAAGCAGCGGAAGAATATGCTAAAAAGAAGGGTTATGTATTTCAAATCCTTACAGAAAAGGAACTAAACATATGATTGAAGAAGCGGTTGCTTCCATATTCAAATCTAGGGGTGGTAACTATATCTTCAGGGATATCGCAAAGAAGGTCTCAGCCAATATAACTCTAAAGGATAAAGAAGAAGCAAGAGAATGGTTTCGTAAAGAAGCGGAGAACGTTACGAAGGTAGACCCACGCAAGATGATCAAATCTGGCGGATCATTTGAAAATATGAATTCACTTTCTGCTAATTCAATAGGCAAGATGTATATGTTTTTCTATGATGCAAAATGGAAAGATAAGTTACCGTATTGGGATAAGTTTCCTTTAATATTCCCTATTGAATTTTATAAAGATTCGATGCTTGGAATTAATCTTCATTATCTTCCACCTGTAATCAGAGCACAGCTTATGAATGCTTTGTATGAAACAGTAAATAACGAGAGAATGAACAAGACGACGAAACTAAAAATTTCGTATCAAATACTCAAAAATTCATCCAAATTTAAATTATTCAAACCATGTGTCAAGAAATATCTTTTTACCCATGTCAAGTCGTCTTTTCAATATGTAAAACCTGAATATTGGGACGCCGCATTATTACTCCCATCTGAAAGATTCCAAAAGAAGTCAAAGGAAAAAGTCTGGCAAGACAGCATGGACAAGTTAGGAAGCTAAAATGGCATTCAATATATCACAGTTTTCAACCAGTATTACTAAAAGTGGTGTTCAAAGAAATTCTTATTTCGAGGTGATTTTTACCCCACCGCCGATAATGACCGGATTATCTATTCCGAATAGACCGTCGTTTCTTGAAACAACCAAATTGATGAAGTTCAGAACTAACCAAGCAACCATCCCCGGTGTAGGTATTAAAACACTCCCAGTTAACAAATATGGCACGGGACAATGGACTAAATATCCAATTGCTGGCGCTTATACGGATGTTAATTTTTCGTTATTACTTGATAAGAAAGGCGACATATATGATTTCTGGTATTCATGGTTAAATCTTGTTGCTAATTTCGTTCAATCAAACGAATTCTTTAGTGTTCGAACCAGAGAGAATATAGTTAATTTTAAGGACGATTATTCGACAAGTGTTCAGATTATTAGATATGATGAAGCGGGTAATATTACCAAGATTTGTGTCTTAGAGAAGGCTTTTCCGATCACAATGAATGATTTAAATCTGTCATACGAGGATAATAGGTTTTCGCTTCATAACATTTCTTTAACCTATGACAGGTGGTATCTCGACAATCACAACGTATCAACCAATGATTCTAATAAAAAGGTTGATCCAACCAAGAGGGTGATTTAAATGAAACTAGGTTCTTTATCAGCTAAATATGAAGGTAAACCAGAATCGGCCAATCCTGACAACATCGGATGGGCTTATGGTAAATATCAGTTCAATTCAGCTACTGGTGGACTTGATCTCTTTTTTAAATATAATCCTGATATCAAGAAGAAATTCGTTGGCATGACTGCCGGAACGCGGGCATTTAATAATCGGTGGAAGCAATTAGCCGCGACAATGAATGGAGCATTTGAATCCGCACAAGACAAAGCAGCACAAGAGATTTGGTATGCGCCTGCAATCAAAATTGCAGAGAAAGAAGGGTTTGACGTCTCGAATAGAGGAATACAGGAATACAGGAAGCCATTTTTTCTATTGCTATCAATCATGGTCGATATAAACAGATTATTGAGAAAGCAGCAGACAAAGTAAAAATGTTGAAACCAGAAGATCAGATAAAGCAGTTATATGCGGCTAGACGACTTGCAGTTTCGACAAATCCAAAGTTAGCCACTCAAGTCATTAAAGGACTGCTGACTAGATATCTGAAAGAAGAGGAAGACGCATTGAATATTGCCAAGGAGAACGATAAGTGAGGATTAATGAATTTTTAAAAATCGATCATCCGATATTTACTACAACCATTCCGTCTACAAAGGAAACATTTAAATATAGGCCCATTATAGCTAAAGAAGAAAAGATTCTCTTGATCGCTAAGTTGTCCGAAGACGAAACAGATATATTTAACGCAATTTACCAGATAGTTGGTAACTGTGCTATAAGTCCCGTTAATCTATCTAAATTAACCGTATTCGACCTTGAATATTTGTTCCTCAGAATTAGGGCTTCATCTATATCAGAAATCATCCAGCAAAGCTATCTAGATAAGAGCGACAATCAAAGTTACAATTTTAACATTAAGGTAGATGATATTAAGGTAATCAACCTTGATAATAGGGATTTCAAGGTCATGCTTTCTGATGATTCCGGTTTGATTTTAAAATATCCTTCTGCCGACCTTTACTTAGATAAAGGATTTTTTAAGTCAGGGTCTAACTCGGATGACCTGTTAATCTATAATTGTATTGATAAATTCTTTACAAAAGATGAAGTTAAGTCAATTGAGGATTTTGATAAAGACGATATTATTGAATGGATATCTAGCTTAAACCTAAACCATCGTAAGCTATTAGATGATTTCATAGCTGAAATGCCAAAACTATACTATGAAATTCGTTATCGCAATACACTTGGAGAGGATCGAGTAATTAAATTGACTACGTTATCTGATTTTTTTACGCTGCATTAGACTATACAAGTCTAGAAGATTATTACAATACTATAGTTGCTTTGACCTTTCATCATAAATACTCAATAAAGGACATTGAAAATATGTATCCTTTTGAAAGAGATATAATATTAGAGAAGATAAACGAGTTCTTAAAAACTAAAGAAGAAGAAAATAATAAATGAGTTTGTTAAGAAGTATCGGTAAAAGAGCACTTGAAGGCGCAACAGATGCGGCTAAAGACCAAGTAAAAATATGGTTGAAAGAAACATTCAATAAGACCATTAATAATGATGGTTCTGCTCCAGGAAGTAAACCGGCCAAACAAGCTAGTTCCCCAGATACATCTGATAATACAAGCCCAAAAAGACAAGGTAACAACAGAACAGCTGAAGAACTTCGTAATCTTAACAATACTATGGAATCTGTTGTTAAAAATACAGATCAGACTAACACTTATTTATGGACATCAATTGGAAAACAAGCCCAGACTAATCTTTTACTTGGCAAGTTAATTGAAAAATTAGAGGCCGATAACAAAAAAGGTGGTTTATTAAATAATGCAGCCGAGGCAGTTGGCGCGGCCGGAGCAGGAATTGGTGGTGCAACAGGTGGTAAATCAGGATTAGGAAAATTTTCAACTGGTATGAAAGTAGGCGGTGCTCTTGCAGCATTAGGAGCAACTCAATCTGCCTATAATGAATTTGGTCAATCTGGTTCTTTAGGAAGAGCAGCCGCAGTAGGAAGTGGTAATTTAGCTGGTGGTATGGGTGGTGCTTGGGCAGGAGCTAAGTTAGGTGCTTTAGGCGGTTCTTTTGCAGGACCAATAGGAACTACTGTAGGTGGTATTGGTGGTGCTCTTATTGGGGGATATTTCGGGTCATCTGCTGGAGAGGCTATTTCTAAAAAATTAGTTGAGAAAAATGAAATTAAACCAACAGAAGAAATTAAATCTGTTCAGGCTATCGCGGTTAAAAAACCAGATCAAGATAATATGAATTTAAATCTTAAGTCTTTGGTTATTAATGCAGCAGAAATTAAAATCAATGGTTCTATAATAGGTTTAAGCGGAACACCAAATGGATCAAGTAGCGGTGTAATTTCTTCTACAGGTTCTGGCATATCAAGTAGCGGTGTAATTTCTTCTACAGGTTCTGGCATATCAAGTAGCGGTGTAATTTCTTCTACAGGTTCTGGCATATCAAGTAGCGGTGGGAATGGTTTAGGAATGATGACCGGTTCTTCTGCACCCACAATTGATATGCCAAATGGTGGTCAAAGATCTATAGGTTCTGGTTCTTCACGTAATACGGGTGCAGGTTATCAACGTCAATCGAATGGTTCTGAACCGAATAATTACCCAATTAAACCTGGAACAGGAAAATCGTCAGACGAATTAGGTTCATTATCTGCTAAATATGAAGGAAAGGTTGGTTCAGCTAATCCTGATAATATTGGTTGGGCATATGGTAAATACCAGTTTAATTCGGCAACTGGCGGGTTATCAAAATTCTTTAAAGACAATCCTGAGTATGCAAAACAATTCGAGGGTTTAACTCCAGGCACTCCTCAATTTGCTTCTAAATGGAAAGAAATTGCCGCAACGGATAAAGAGAATTTTGGGAAAGCACAAACAAAATCAGCAACTAATTTGTGGTATAATCCAGCGGCATCTCATGCTAAAAAACTAGGGTTTAATACAGACAATAGAGGAATCCAAGAGGCCATTTTTTCTGGTTCAATCAATCATGGAGGAATCAATACTATTTTAAGTAACACTGCAAAATCTGGTGATATTTCAAAAATGACGCCAGAACAGCAAATTGCTGCGTTTTATGAAGCAAGAAGAAATTATGTGTCAAGTTCATCTAAAATTGATGAGCGTTCTAAAGCATCATTATTAAAAAGATATTCCACAGAAGAAAGAGATGCTTTACAATATTCAGCATCTCAAAAAGATGGAATGGCACCTAAAGATAGCCGTGTTATTGAAGCTCAGTCTAAACTAGCATCTATTAGAACTCAAGCACTAGATCCAAAAGTTAAAGATATACTTAATTATGCAGCTAATAAAAATGGGGTTTATGCTGAAGTATTTTCTGGTGGTCAAGATGGAATCGGTTCAGGTGGAAGAAGAACAGGTTCTACACGACACGACCATGGACAAGCAGCAGATACTAAATTTTATAAATTAGATGAAAACGGCAAAAAGGTCTATTTGGATATGAACGAAGATCGTGAGAAAATGGCGTCTATTGTTAAAGACGCGGCGGCGGCTGGAGCAACGGGAATTGGTGGTGCAGCAAATTATATGGGAACCAAATCTCTTCATATAGGGCTTGGGTCTCAAGCTACATGGGGAAGGAAAGGTGAAAGAGCGCCTGCTTGGTTATCAAATGCAGCCAAGGAAGGTTGGGACAACAAAGTTAATTTAGCAGAGTGGAAGAAACAAAATGATGAGAAAAACAAAGTTGTTCAAAGAGATCCATTAAAAGAAACAATACCTGTAACACAAAGATCAATGTGGGATTATGCTGGAATTGGCAAAGCAGAAGCCGCTCCTGCACCTGTAAGAACAGAAACATCACCAATAATTTCTATGACATCTAAACAAGATGAAGATAATGCAATCGACTATGCAATGAAATTAAATTCCACAAGCACTAAAGGAAAAGAAGTTTTAGATAGATCAACCAAAGATTCAATCAATGAATCCAAGAAAATAGAAACATCAATTGAATCAATAAAAGAAACAACCAAAGAATCTAAATCTCCTCCTAGTGATATAAACCAAAAAGAACCATCTAAAGCTTCTCCTTCTTCAGATGAAGTTAAAAAATTAATGGAAGAGTGGTCATGAGTAATATTCATAGACAAGATGATTTAAGAGCCTGTGGTGCTACTACAATTGTATCGGGTCAATCGACAGTGTTTATATCGGGTAAATTAGTTTCTGTTGAGGGCGATAAAAATACAGATGGTGGAGGTGATTTGATTGCTTCTGGTTCATCTGTAACCATTAATGGGAAAAGGATCATAGTTCAAGGCGATTCTGCATCGCCGGATAATAAATGTCCAACTCATCATGGTTCTCATTGTTTACCGATGGCCACATCTGGGTCATCAACAGTACAGGCATATTAATGATAACACGAATAGATAAATTAACTGAACAATTAAAGAAAGTCGAAACATATTCTGATTTTCCGCTTGATTTTCAAGCCCATCCAATATCAGGTAATTTGTTAAAATTAAAAAATGAAGATGCTGTGAAAATGGCAGTTAAGAATAGAGTTATGACAGGGTTCTCTGAACGGTTGTATAATCCATTTATTGGTTCAAATATTAAGAAGAAAGTTTTTGAGCCCAATGATGGCTTTTTGAAAGAAGATATTAAGAAAAGTATCGAAAATTCATTACAGAATGATAGAAGAATAAATTTAGTGGATGTTGTAACAGAAATTGAAAATCATACAGCAAATATAACAATATACTTTCAAGTGATAAATAATCCGACAATATTAACAGTAAACATCTTTTTAAGAAGAGTAAGATAAATGGCTTTAAGTCTAATAGATGTGGATCCAAATACACATAAAGAAAATTTTATAGAATTTCTAAAGAATCAAACTATCTTCAAAGATTATAACTTTGAAGATTCAAATATCAATGTTCTTCTAGATTTACTTGCACATAATACTTACCTAAATACTTTTTATAAAAATATGATTTACAATGAATCTCAATTGGATACAGCTTTACTACGAGATTCAGTAGTTTCACAAGCTAAAGAACTTAACTATACTCCGCAATCAAGAAAATCATCTACAGCCGTTGTCAACGTAACGATTGATGCCGATAATATTAATATGATTGAAATTCCAAAAGGAACACAATTTTCTGGTAGATCAGGTGTGTCATCTTATACATTTACAACATCTGCTTCTGTAGTTACAAAATCGGCAAATAAGATTTTTGAATTTAAAAATTTAGAAATCCATGAAGGAAATTATCTTTCAGATGTTTATATTGTAGATTCTCAAGTTGAAAACCAAGAATTCATTATTAATGATCCCAATGTAGATGCTTTGTCAATTTCTGTTATTGTTCTTGAAGATGGATCGACTTCTCCTACTGAATATACTAGAGTGTCTACACTATATAATTTAAATCCTGAATCAACCATTTACTTCTTAGAGGGGTATTTCTCAAATAGATATAAGATCATATTTGGTAATGATATTTTTGGAAAGAAACCATCAAATGGTTCAAAAATAATCATTTCCTATAGATCAGTAACCGGAATTGATTCTGCTGACAATATACAAGAATTTAATTTAGATGAAGATGTCGCAGCATTGAATGGTGGAATTCTTAACAATATCACCATAGAGACTGTTTCTGTCTCTTCTGGTGGGGCAGAGAGAGAAACAATCGAGAACATCAAATTTAATGCTCCTAGATATTATGCAGCACAAGAAAGAGCAGTATCAGCTGAAGATTTCAAATCATTATTACTAAAAAGATTCTCTTCTGATTTGCAATCAATTTCTGTTTATGGTGGTGAAAATGCTATACCTAAGCAATATGGCAAGACTATCATTGCCATTAAACCTAAGATTGGTGACATTATTCCAGATTTTATTAAGAACAATATCTATTCTTATATTAAGGATTTCAGTATAACTCGTCCAATCTTAATCAATTCTGATTCAATCTTTCTACAGGTTAATTCAACAGTTAAATTCGATCCTGCATTAACATCTAAATTGCCGTCAGAATTAGAAAGTTTGCTCTACACGGCAATTAAGAATTATTCAACAACCAAGTTAGAAGAATTTGATGCTGATTTTAGGTATTCCAAATTTTCTACTGCAATTGATAATATAGAACCATCTATAATTTCAAATTCTACTGAAATTAAAATCGTTAAAAGACTCTATCCAAAAACAGGAATATCTGAATCTTTTCTAATTAATTTTGAGAATGCAATAACAGGAATAACATCAACAAGTTTTACATATCTTAATGACTTACTTGAAGAAAATGAAAATTGCTATTTTGATGATGAAAACGGCAGAATAAGAATTTTTAAATATGCAGATGACAATTCTAAATTAATACTTAATAAAAATGCAGGGACTATTGATTATTCTGTTGGAGAAATTAAAATTAATCAGGTTATTATAACAGATGTTAATAAGAGAATTGATATTATTGGGTCACCTGTTCAAAGAGATGTGATCGCCTCAACGAATAAAATCATCACTATTGACATCAATGACGTTACTGTTGAACTTAAGAAAGTAGATGAATGAACGAAAAGTTTATATCAAATTTCGTTGAAAGTCAATTTCCTGAATTCTATCGTGATGAGGGTCCAAAATTCGTTGCCTTTGTCAAAGCATATTATGAGTGGTTAGAAACAGAAGGTCAAGAAATTTCTGATACACGTAAATTTCTTGATGAACAAAATATTGATACAACATCCTCAGAATTTATTGAGCATTTTCTAAAAAAGTATCTATTTGGAATTCCGCAAGCAACACTTTTAAACAAAGAATCTTTGGTAAAGCACATTAAGGATGTTTATCGAGCAAAGGGTTCAGAAAGAGGATGGAAATTACTTTTTAGATTATTGTTTAATGAAGACCTTGAATTTTTCTTGCCCTCTGAAAATATTTTAAAACCATCAGACGGAAACTGGTATGATCCAAAATATATTCAAGTCAAATATTCTGATAAACTTCCTACATATGTAGGTTCTAGAGTATACGGAACGTCATCTAATACTTCTGCAATTATTGAGTCTATCATTACTGAACCTTTTAATCAGAATATCATAACAACCATCTATCTTTCAAATATAATCCCTCGAAATTCAGAATTTTTAGTTGGTGAAAAGATTGCACTTCAAAATGAGCTTAATACAGAACAGATTTTAGATTCACCGACTGTAATGGGATGTATGAGGTCGGTTGAAATATTATCAGGTGGTCAAGATTTTGAAGTTGGAAACATTCTCCGTATCGTTGAAAAAGACGTTTTCACAGGCGAATATATTACTAAAGGAACGGGTGGAGAAGTGAGAGTAACCAAGACTTCAAAAGGTCTTGGTTCAATTCGATTTGATGTTAGAAAAATGGGGTCGGGTTATAATACATCGCCGGCTATCATACAATATAAAAATCCAGAAGATACGACTGGTATGAATGCTGAATTCCAAATCGGTTCTTTATCGAATTTATCGTATATCACATATAATTCAGATATACTTGCAGATTATGCAGAAACAACATTTGAAGATGCTAACTTTAATTTTCCTGGAGCATTATATTCAAATAAAGACACAGCTTTAGGAGATGCTCTGACATATGTTACTGAAGCAAGAGGATCGATCACGACGATTACCAATACCTTTGCGGGCAATTCTTACACTAAAGAATTAGATATTCGTGTAGCAGCACCAATTTTCGGAAAACCATTACCAACATCTGTCACATTTTCATATAATTCTAATGTAGTTACAGTATCTAATTCTGCCATTCTAAGTAATTTTGAACCTATGTCAGTTATTAAATTAGGTAATGAATTCCATTCTGTTAGTGCATTTTCAGGAAATACTATAAATCTTGTAGGTCCAACTAAATCAGCATCTAATGCTAATACTACAATACAACTAGGGCATAATCTATATTCTGCCAATTGGGGGTCAGAAGCTGCTATTGAACTTGATGGTTCAATAAAAAGCAATAATGCTTTAATAACAGGTATTCCTACTGTAGGTAATGGTGTTATTCAAGAAGTAATCTCAACTAGATCAGGTAAGGGATATAATCAAGACGAAGAAGTTACATTATATCTTTATGGGGCGATTACCAAACCAAATGTTGTTGATGGTGGAAGAAAATATGCCAATGGAGAAGCATTGATATTTGAAGGAGGATCAACTAATTCAAAAGCCAATGGTTATGTCTTAACAAATTCAAACGGAACTATTACAGATTGCGTGATGTATTCATATGGTTCTGCATATAAATCAATTCCTACAGTCTCTGTAAAAACTAGAAAAGGAAGCAATGCTCACTTAGAAGTTGATATGGGCGATTTCAATACCTTTTCTAAAGTTAAAGGCACAATTAATTTAGCGGGGGTTGGATTTGAAAATGGTAGATGGCTGTCAACCGCCAGCTTTTTAAATTCAGATAAGAAGATTCAAGACTCATATTTCTATCAAGATTTTTCGTATCTTTTAAGATCTTCTGTAGATCTTAATAAATATAAAGAACTGTTATTAAATATTTTCCATACAACCGGATATGAGATGTTTGGTGAATATTTTAATAGCAAGAAGGAAAAGATTAAAGTTAAATTAATTTCAGAAGAGATGAATATTGGGTAATTTACTTACTAATTTTAAAAAATCATTATTAGACGGATTCAAAGAAATGGTTGAATCCGGTGCATATGTTTTATATGGATTCGGCGCTCGACATATTCCGTTTGTAGATGATGTTCCGATGCCTAATGATACTATTGAGGAAAATTATATACTACCCAAAGTGCATATGATGTTTGGTAAAAGAATTCATTCAACTGATATTGCTCCAATAATTAAAAATATACCTTGGCAATATGGTAAGATATATCAAGCATATGATATTAAAAAGACAAATCTTGAAGATACTGAATATTATGTAGTATGTTCACCAGATGTAGAGGGAGGATTTTATCATATTTTCAAGTGTATTGAAAATAATAATGGTGGTCCTTCATTATATAAACCAGATCAATATTTAACAACTATTTTCACAAAGGTCGATGGTTATTCGTGGAAATACATGTATTCAATCTCAAGTGCAGACTTTACTAGGTTTGGTAATGATTCATACGTTCCTGTTACAGAAAATAATGAAATCAAATCGGCTGCCTATGACTCATCTGGTATAGATAAAATTGTTATTGATGTTCCGGGAGATGGTTATATTACAGTTCATTCAGGAATAATCAGAGCTGTTTCAAATAGCACCTTACTACAAATAGAACCTTCTGCTGCTACATCTAATGATTTCTATAATCTCTCATCAATCTATATTTACAATTCTTCATCTCAAACGGGTCAATTAGTTGAAATCAAGAAATATACATCTAATTCATCTGGTAATTGGGTTCAATTAAAGAAAAGCGTTAATACTTCTACAATATCATCAGGATTAACACATTATAATATTGCACCTACCGTTAGAATTTCTGGAGATGGAGATAGACAAGCATTAGCTTATTGCACTGTTGCAAATAATAAAATTTCAGATATTAAAATTATTGATCGTGGCAGAGGTTATGTTACTGCATCGGCATCAATTATTGCTAATTCCTCTTTTGGATATGGTGCTAATCTTGTAACCATTGTTCCTCCTGGAGGTGGCCATGGATATGATGTAAAGAGTGAATTAAATGTTAAAGGACTCGCTATTAATTTTAAATTTGCTAATGATGAATTAGGACAAATACCAGTAAATCATTCGTATTCTGCTTATGGTATTCTGATGAATCCTAAAGATGCAGCAAATACAACTTATATTTACGGCGGGAATACTTTCTATGAAATATTAGAAGGAGCCCCTGTTGCCCATAAGGTATTCACAAATGGTGAAATTGTGATTGGCCAGAATACAGGGTCGATGGGATATGTATATGTTTCAAATACTACTCACCTTTACTTATCAGGAAGCAAAGGTTTTGATAATAACGAAATAATAATTGGTCAAACTTCTGGTTTATCTGATAGAATATCAATAAATAACAGAGGAAACATATATTACAAAGATTGTGATATTCTTTACATTAGAAATATACCTAAAGTAGATAGATCAGTTTCACAGTCTGAGACATTTAAAATATTTATAGAAGCATAGGAAACAAATGCCTTTAACAACAAATTATAATACACCTCCATATTATGATGATTATGATGAAAGTAAGAATTTTCATCGAGTTCTATTCCGTCCTCAAGTAGCAGTTCAGGCTCGTGAATTAACTCAACTTCAGACTATTCTTCAAAGTCAAATTGAACGATTTGGATCTCATATTTTTAAAGATGGGTCGGTTGTAAATGGCTGTCAAGCTAAGGCTCTTCCTAATTTTAATTACGTAAGAGTGTCTGATTATTTCTTAGATAATATCAATAGATCAATTTTAGATATTAACGATGAGATGCTTCTTGTCGGAGCAACATCCAATGTTAGAGCGGTTCCTATTATTACAACCGAAGGAAGAATCAGCCAATATCCGAACACTAATGTTTTCCACATAAAATACTTAACAACTGGCGTTAATAATGCTTCAACATTCCAGCCCGGTGAAGAAATCAAAGTATACAATGCAAATCAGAATAAATTAGGAGCAATCGTTGCTAATAATTACATTGATAAATTAAGCGTTATCACTTCAAATTCAACGATTAAGGCAACCGGCGTTGGTTATGGAATTTCAGTTCAAGATGGTTTGATTTTCCAGAAAGGATTTTTCGTAAAGGTTCTGCCACATGTCATTCCTGTGAGATATTTTGATTCAAATGTTTCTAATACTGTCATTGGGTTTGAGACAAACGAATCTATTATAACTGAAGAAACAGATTTAACTCTATATGATAATGCCATTGGATATCCTAATGAAAATGCTCCAGGAGCGCATAGAATTAAACTATTACCTCGTATGGTAGCTAAAGACAAATCTTCAATTGCTAATAATTCATCATTCTTCACAGTATTTGAGTTTTCGCCTGTTGATAATAAGATTTTGATGAAGAATAATGATCCGATTTATGCTAAACTTGGTGACGTCATGGCACAAAGAACCATGGAAGAATCAGGTAATTATACCATAAATCCATTCATGGTTGAAACCGTAAATCATAAAACAGATTCAACTAAATTTAAATATGTAATTGATCCAGGTATTGCTTATATCGGTGGTCGAAGAGTCGAATACCTAACTTCAAATGAGATTGAAACAAATAGAGCAACTGATACTAATGAGTTGACTCAACAAATCAATACAATTAACTTTGGAAATTATGTTGAAGTTAAGGAATTATCAGGATCATTTGATTTTGATACATTCGAAACAGTTCAGATTTACAACCAAACTCAACAATCAATTACCAACAGAAGATTTGCTGCGGCTCCACTAGGAACACTAATCGGTACTGCACAAATTAGAGCCATGGCTTATGAATCTGGAACCAAAGGAACTCCTGATGCTAAGTATCTAGCATATATTTTTAATATCAGAATGAATACTGGTTATTCATTCTCATCTGATGCTAAATCAATATATATTAACAATACTTCTGGAATATCTTCAGCTGATATTGTAACAAAATCTAATAAAGCTGTAATTGAAGAGTCATCTAAGAACTTCTTAGTCTTCCCATTTGGCAAAAGAGCTATTAAAAGATTGCGTTCTGCAAACGGATCAATTAATAGAAGCGAGTTCATAACAAGAAAATCATCAAGTGCAACACTTCAGGCAAATGGATTCATATCAGTTACAATGTCTCCTCCTGCGGCAGGTGGTATTGATCAGCTTCCATATTCTGTAGGAACTTTAACAGATACCCTTGAAGGTTCTTTCGACGTAATCTTATCTGCTAATACTTGGTCAAATAATCTGTCTGGAACGGTTAATGCTTCATCAAGCAATACAACATTAGTTGGATCAGGAACAAATTTCAATCTCTTCTCTAATAACGAATTTATTAAAATTACATCAGGTGGAACGATTGATTATAGACGAGTTGTTACTGTAAATTCTGCCACTTCAATGCTTCTTGATGCTGCACCATCTGTATCAAATTCAGCAGCACTTGTAGCTAAATTCTACCCTGCAGGGTATGTTGTTCCACTTAATAATTCCTTAGTCGGAATAAGAAATATCAACATTTCGTCTTCAACATCATTCGAAATAAACACAGGTCTTGCTGCAGGCGGAAATCTTAATGCAACTCAAAATGTGATTGTAAAATATGATGTCAATAGAATTCAAGCAGTTCAGAAAGCCAAGAACCTAATATCTAATGTCTATGTTAAACTACATGCCAATAATCACACAAATTATGAGTATAATTTAGGATTAACAGATGTTCTTAGAATATCAGCTGTTTATGTAGGTAATACCTATAGTGAATCAAATCCAAATATTGTATCCTCATTTGGATTGCAAAATGGTCAAACTGATTCAAGTTATGACCATGGAACATTAAAATTAAAAACCAATAAGATTGGTTCTTTGACAAATGAACTATTGCTTGTTAAACTAGATAGATTTGTTTCTAATACTTCAACCGGAATTGGTTTCTTCTCAGTAGATTCTTATCCTGTTAACGATTCTCCTTCTGCTAATACTCTAATCAGTATCAAAACAGAAAATATTCCTGTTTATCGTTCAACGAGTGGTGTTGAAATTGATCTACGCGATGCTATTGATTTTAGAAATATGAAAGCAGACACAGCTAATAATTCTACGACAATTGCAGGAGCAACTGTAAAACCAGCAACATCAAACACATATGGTAATTCTGAGTATTTCCCAAAACCAGATACTAATTTTCAAGCAGATATTGAATATTACCTAGGTAGAATCGATATAATCAATATCAACAATATGGGTAAACTATCAGTCATAACAGGTGTTTCTTCTGAAAATCCAAGAACACCTGATTCTGATAAAGATTCTATGTCAATTGCCAAAGCATATATTCCGCCTTATCCTTCTTTAACTTCCCGCCAGTTAGAAACAACAGGAAGAAAAGACTATTCAATTAAAACATCAATTCTTTCATCAAAGGGTTACCCAATGAGAGACATTGGTGTTTTAGATGAAAGAATTAAGCGCCTAGAATATTATGTTACTCTAAACACCTTAGAGCAATCTGCCAAAGATCTACAAATTACAGATGCGAATGGTTTGAGTCGATTTAAAAATGGTATTTTTGCAGAGCCTTTCAACTCACATGCTTTTGGTGATACTCAGAACCCAGAATATCGTATGTCAATTGATTCAGACATTGGTGTTGCAAGACCATTGTTTAAAGCTAAAAATGTTGACTTAAAACTTAATACTATTGATTCATCAGGAATCAAAGTTGTGGGTAATAAAGCTCTTATTGATTTTACGGATTATAATGTAGCATCTCAACCATATGCATCGAAATATAGAAATTGCTGCGGTGATGTTTGGTCATGGTCAGGTGAAGTTACTTTATATCCTGAATATGATATGAATCGAGATGAAACGAGACTGCCAAATTCTGATGTTTCTATCGATTTAACACAACCATTCTTAGATTTTGCTAACACCGTTTCTGAGGCAACAGGGTCTTCAATCTTCGGAACGAGATGGGGAGATTGGAGAACTACTTCTTCATCTGTTAGAAGAGAATTTGAAACACGAGTTGTTCCCGGTGGAGGTGAATGGAGAACAGGTGTAATTGATGTAATCACAAGTTCAACAGATGTAAGAACCGGATTTTCATCAACTATTAATTCAATGACGAATGAACAAAATTTTGGTCGATTCGTTAAAGATATTTCAATTCAGCCATATATGAAATCTCGACAAATTGCATTTGTGGCTAGAAACTTAAAACCAAATACTAGAATGTATGCGTTCTTTGATTCTACAGCGGTTTCAGAACATTGTGCTCCAGGAATTTTAAATACATCAACATTCACAAAACCAGATGATGCTGTATTGAAAACAGCTAATTGGGGCGAGCCATTAATAACGGACTCTACAGGTAATTTGATTGGAAAATTCCTGCTCCCAGAAGGCGAGTTTAGAGTTGGTGATAGAACCTTTATGCTAATGGATTCTGATTCTATTGAACAAGGTTTAGATGCTGCAATAACATCAGCAAAGGCGGTGTTTACAGCTTCAAATATTAGAATGTCAACTTCTGATATCAATATCACTACCACAACACCCACATTTTCAAATGAGGTGTTAACAGATACTCGAACCCGTGAAGACATTAGACGTATTTTCCCTTCTGGTGACCCTATTGCCCAGACATATAAGCTGACATCTCCTGATCGTCGTGGTGGAGTGTATTTGTCGAAGATTAAGTTATATTTCAAATCAAAAGACCCTACTCTTGGAGTAACAGTTTATCTGGTTCCTACAATAGGCGGTGTTCCAAAAGATACATCTAAATTAGCATCGGTGTATTTGCCTTCTGCCCAAGTAAACGTATCAGATGATTCTACAGAAGCAACAGAATTTGTGTTTCCTCCTGTCTACCATGAAGAAAATGTTGAATATGCTTTTGTTGTAATGCCAGAAGCGAATTCACCTGATTATAAGATCTTCTTGTCAGAAACCGGAAAGGAAGATTTGATAACTGGTTCACAAGTCTTTACTTCTCCATATTCTGGTGTAGCTCTTCGTTCATCAAATGCTTCAACTTGGACACCAATTCAGAATGAAGACATAAAATTTGACATCTTTATTTGTAATTTTAAAACATCAATGGCAACTGCGATGTTTGAGAATGAAAATGATGAATATATTTCATTCTCAAATTACACCCAAAGTAATAATTCAGTTTCTGTAAGAAATGGTGATGAGATCTATCCTATTAATGGAAATAATGCCATTACCAATACAGCAATAAAAGGTATCATACAGTTTATTGATATAACATCATCAGAAGCAGTTATTGATACATCTTCAGGTAACTTTACTGCAAACCAAACTTATGGTATTTTTAGGTTTGCTCAGAGCGGCAATACTTCTTTAGCATCAAATTCTACTTTAATTAGCAAATTAACAATCACATCTTTGAATAATTTGCCTGTTGATGCAGGGGTATTACATTTATCGACAACAGTTCCTTTAACGACTGATGTATCTGCTAAAATTAGAGGATATAGCAACACAGGAACAGTTGATGCGTCATATACACCTGTGACAATAGATATTGAGAAAGAAAATCTAGACCTTGAAAGAATGGTTTATTCAAGATCTAATGAAGTATCATTAAGTCTTCAGAAGTCCTTAAAAGCTAATGTAACACTAAAATCTGAAAGCCAGTGGTTATCTCCAATATTAAACCTTGAAAGAAAATCATTCTTAGTAATTGAAAATATTATCAATAATGATTTAAGCAATGAAGAAACAAACAATGGTGCAGCACTATTTAAATATCTGTGTTCTCCAATTATATTAAGTGATGGTCAAGATGCAGAAGATTTAGAGGTTAGAGTTACTGGATGGAGACCAATAAATACCAATATTAATGTGTATTGTCGTTTATTGAATGCAGAAGATCCAGATAAATTCCAAAATAAGACTTGGACTTTGATGACTAATAGTAATCCTGAGATTTATTCTGCTTCCGGTGATCAAAAAGACTATAGAGAATGGAAGTTTAATATTCCTGCGACAGCGTCTTCAAATACAGCGGCTTGGACAAATGAATCTAATTATAATGTGGTTGAATATACAGACTCAGATGGTGCTAAATATGTTGGATTTAAAACATACGCAATCAAGATAGTAGGAACATCAAGTTCAAAGAATATTATTCCGATATTCAATTCAGTAACAGCAATAGCATTGCAGGTGTAATTTGGATTTAAAAAGAGCAGATTCGAATAAAGGAGCAGTATTAGCAGTGGATAATACTGCTCTTGAAGGATATAAAAGAGGAAGAGAAGCATTAAGAAAACAAGTCATGCTTCAAGGTGATTTAATTGATATGTCTAGAAGATTAAAAAATATAGAACATCTGCTTAATAAAATTTTAGAGAAGGTAAGTAATTGACAACCAATATATCAACCATTGCATTAAGCAATACCTTTGAATATACAAGACAAAGAATAAACGAATCGATTACTGCTCTAAACGAAAAAGCAGTGACATTAGATGATAATAATACAGGTAATACTTCTATTGTCGGAACCGCCAATATAACCAATATACAAGCAAATACCTTAGTTGTATCAAATTCAGTTAGTTCACCGGGGTATTCTTCAAATAATTCTAATTTAAAAATATTAGCAAATACTACGTTTTCAGTTAATTTAACATCAAATTCAATAACTTCTAATGTAGCTACAATAACAACTGGTAATATCACTACTGGTAATGTGGTAACTCTAACTTCAAATTCAATAACTTCTAATGTAGCTACAATAACAACTGGTAATGTGGTTACTTTAACTTCTAATGTAGCTACGATTACTACTGGTAATGTAGTAACTCTAACTTCAAATTTGGCCACGATTACTACAGGTAATATCACTACTGGTAATGTGGTTACTTTAACTTCTAATGTAGCTACGATTACTACTGGTAATGTAGTAACTCTAACTTCAAATTTGGCCACGATTACTACAGGTAATATCACTACTGGTAATGTGGTTACTTTAACTTCTAATGTAGCTACGATTACTACTGGTAATGTAGTAACTCTAACTTCAAATTTGGCCACGATTACTACAGGTAATATCACTACTGGTAATGTGGTTACTTTAACTTCTAATGTAGCTACGATTACTACTGGTAATGTAGTAACTCTAACTTCAAATTTGGCCACGATTACTACAGGTAATGTGGTTACTTTAACTTCTAATGTTGTAACAGTCACTACTGGTAATGTGGTTACTTTGACATCAAATCTAGCTACAATAACAACTGGTA